ATTCTGCTTGAGATAATAAAGAAATATCTTGAAAACCAGTAATAACTGAATTATAATCTACTTTAGGACGGAAATCTAAAACATTCCTCAAGCTGACTATACCATGAACATTTGAATTGAAGTTAGGAACTTCATCAGCAACAACACCATCTTCATGTACATAAGAATCAATGGTGCAGAAATCTCCTTGTGAATGTTCAAAGTAATCAAAAGCAACTACAAGAATACCACTCGGTGCAGTGAATCCTGGTTTTAATACAAGTCGAGAAACATCATAAAAAGTATCTCTCTGACCATCATCAAATGTAAACTTATGAGTTATATCTGATCCAACAATTAAATTACCATTTACATCTACAGTTGGTGATGTTTGACTAGTTCCTTCATAAACATACTTAATCTTAAATGCATCAGAATATGTGTATGACTCTGTACTATCATTATCATAATCAATACCACGTAAAGGAACAACCTTATCGCCACCAGCTGTAATAACAATTCTCTTATTGTTAACAACAGTTTTTACTTTTGGCCTTGCTTTACTTACTTCAATCGTAGCAGTTAACTTTAATTTGGGGAAACTAGTAACATTTGTGCCAAAATAATTAGATGGGAATGTTAATGTAATACTTCCTGAAGACAAACCAGAAGTATCATCAGCAACATTTTTAGTTTCTACAAAATCAGGAGAAACGTAAATAATATCTCCTGTACTTACAGTATTGGAATTACCCTTATCAAGAACAGTAATTAAGAAATCCTTCTCGTTATACTCTGCAAATCTTTGTGTACCAAAACCAAGTTGAGCAACAAAAGTAATATTTCCTCCAGTATCAGTACCACTAGTAATAAAATCCCTTCTAATATAATACTTAATTCTAGTATCTTCAGAATTTTTAATCAAACTACTAACTTCTTTACTTCCTGTTGGGTACAACAGTGTCGAACTAGCAGTATCCTTTACAATAGGACGCATTTTAACAACAGATTCTGCTGTTATGCTATCTGGTAATGCTCCATTGAAATAAATTCTTGACTTATTAGCACCTTCGGCATTAGTTACATGCTCAACTACAAACTTATTAACACGACCAGTCGTGTCGTTAAACTGAATAATATCACCCTGAATAAGATCTGGTATATTAATACCAAAACCATTACATTCAATATACCTATATCCTTTAGTGCCGGAGAATGTATATTCAGTTACAGCAATGGTAGACGCATAATCTGTATTAGTCATTTCCACATCAGCAGTGAAAATATTAGATGATCCAAAAGTGGAATACATCGACTTAACATTCTGTGCTGAATATGTAGTTACTGTATTCTTAAACAACACCGGAATGATATTTACAGGGATAGTATTAGTACCACTAACATCAATAGTTGGTGGATTTGAATATACTACATTAACTGCATCACGATTCTTAATTTCTGCTTTGTATACAGTTCCACCATTAATACCAATAAAGATATCAGTTGGTTCAAAAGAAATGCCATTGACAGACATTTTTGCATCTACTGTGTACCCTGTTCCTTGTCTGGAAACAACAAAATGTGAAATCGTATTTTCTTGTGCAATACGTAGAATTCCACCATCTTCACTATAAATTGTTTCTCCAGACTCAAAAGTACCAGATAATGTCTTTACAAAAAGACTCTTGCCAGAAGAAAGATAACCATTAGAATCACCTTCGATTACTCCATATGCACCACTAGATGATCCAGTAATATACTTACCTGAAGTAAAATCAGAAGAAATATCAGAATCTACTAATAGTTTAGTAAAGAATACTGGGTTGAAATAGGATAAAGAGAAAATTCCATTATATAATTGACTTCCGTCAGCAAGTCTTCCTTTAGAGTAAATAATGTCTGTATCTTGATTAAAACCATCGGCTCTCTTAACAGCACTAAAATCCTTTGGTTTCATTACACCAATAAGAGGTGTAATAGTTTGATTATAATCAACAATATGACCTACTTCGTCAGTCTCTTGCTGTGCATTAGCAAGTGAATTGTATAGCAGTCTCCTCCTAGTTCCAATATTATCATCATACTCAATAAAGAGATCATCTAAAAAGTCTTTTCTACCATAAAGAGTTAATTGCAAATATTGAGCATTAACATCACCAACTTCTGGCCTAGTTACTTTAGCGAAGGAAATTGTTTTTACTGTTTCAACTGTAGATACTGCACCAGCATTAGTTCTTGATTGTATAAACCACAATGTCTTCAAATCTGCCATATTAGATGGAGTATTAGCTTCAATACTAGTCTCATCTATAGTACCCAATCCAATAGAAGATTCTACATAAATGGTTTTAATACCATAATCTTTATCAAAGGTAAGACCCCTTCTATCAATAGTTTGTAAATAATCAAGTGCTTCCTCTGTATCATTAGATCCAATAGTACCATCATTAGGAACAGAATTCAAATATACTGTTGGGTATGCCGTAAGATCTGCACCATCAGCATTCAATGGTAAAGTATTGTATACATTACTAATGGTAAACTTTGCTAATCCAGTAGATTTAATACTAACATTATCTCGTGTTAATGTTTCCCTTGCCTTATCTAATTCTAAATATTTGGTTTCCTTGTTTATGATTTCGTATCCACGAATATATGCCTTACCTGGTCCGATGGATGCGATCAATTTTTTACTGGCTTCAGATGGAGATAGACCATTGACGGTTTCATCTATTCCCAAAGAATAAATTCCTAAATTCCCATCCTTCTGATAATATTCACGAAGATCAATATCAAAATTATCTACAATATAATCGCCAGATTCATCATATGTTCTACTAGCAAGAGTCTTTTCTATTAATGAATAATTAGCTGCTTTAACTTGACGTTGTATTGTGCCATTTTTGACAGATAAGAGTTGAATAAAATTCTTATCTGGTATAGCATCATAAGAATACTTAGTTAATTCTAGATTAATCTTTAACCTATGTGCTCCTGGAGCAGCAAAGTTAGATGATCCAAAAGAATTATCATAAAGAGTATTATCTCCTTCTGGTGTGGAAATAGACTCTGATACTGTAAATCCTACTTTAACAGATGGTTGATCACCATATCCATCAACAATAAGTAAAGAAGCATCATTTCTTACGAAAAACCCATTAACAAAATAAACACCTTCTTCAACCTTAACAGCAGAAGCATAACCCATTGCTCCACTTTCAATGAAAGTGACAACACCAGTATCAGGATTTGTTACAGCAACATTGGTAGGTAGAACACTACCGTCAGTTCCAACAACAAGCAAAGGAGAATTAACACCATCTACTACTTCTAGTGTTTCGCCTTGTCTAAAAGTTTCTTCATCACCACCAGAACCAGCAGTTAGATACTTAACATACAAAGTATCGTTATTATTATCTGTGGATTTAGTTATATCTACAATAAGAGCAACAACCCCAGAAGATAATCCACTAACCTTCTGTCCAACTAATCCATCAATATCATACTTTTGATATACAATTTCCCCATCAATACTTACAGCAACTTCAGATACAGAAGATAACTTAACAAAATCTAATTTCTTGTTAAGTCCAATTTCTCCAGGAACAACTAAGTCACCTTGCTTAAAGGTATATTTACCATAACTCTCTACCTGATTCTGCAGTATAGATTGTAAAGTGTTTAGTTCCCTACCCTGAAGAGGGTAAGATGGTCTGAACAGTACTTTATAAAAATCTTTACTCGGATCGTAATCGTCAAAATAAGGAGCTGCTTTGATATTAGTCTTCTGTGGCATCGTATTATTCTACCGTCTGGTTTGAGTTGACAAAAATCAGAATTCGATGACTAATTTAATATCTTCGATTTGATCAGGAGCTCTGGTGATTAGTCTTCTGTTCTCTATGTATATGAGATCTCCACTGTTGTTTTGAAGTTCTGGAGATGCCAATCCACTATTAAAAGTGCAACCTAATAATAATGTACCATTTGCATAATCATGATGGACAGTTCCAGGTGTATTGGATTGATCGCCAGTAATAGCATTAGCAGCACTAGATTCAAATGCTCTAACAACACCATTGTTTTGATGTACTTGTGGTGATTGGATGTACTTCAACACGCCGCTACCGGGTGTAGAAGGTGTCGGAGCAGTTCCAGGTACATCTCGCGTCCAAGATACTACTTGACCCAATGCAGTCCCGCCAGCAACTGTCTGAGTGATTGTTTCGTCAGGAATATAATCTGCTGTTGTACTTGTAATCTTAACAGCATACAATCCGTTAAGAGTATCATCGGTAGCAAAATCACCGCCACCAGGAATAAGAGGATCTTTAATAATGCCAATACGACGGAAATCATTATCAACAGGGAAATCACCAGCACTTTCGATGAAAGTGAGGCGAATATTTGTCATTACTCGCTTAGCATTCAATTCTGTCTCTAAATCGGAACCATGTCCACCCTGTGGTGAAAGAATTATCTCTAAAGAAGGAGTGTCAGTTGCAGTTACTGTTTCTGAAGTAGTAAATGCACTATCAGAGAACAAACCAATTGCTTCTGTACTACCTGCAGTTCCAAGAGGAATGCCGGTTATAATAGGACATGTGGCATAGGTATAACCAGAACCAACTTGAACCAACTCAGCAGTATCAATTGTACCACCAGTGGTTACAATTTTAACAATACCACCAGTACCATCACCAAGAACTGGTGCATAATATGTACCTGCATTAGGAAGATCTGCACCAACATTCTTGATTACAGCAACATCAACTGATCCATCAACTGCTGCTGCTTCGGTAGCAACCCTAGTAGGTTCAGCAGATTCAACAATAGGCATAAAATCAGTTGAAAGAAATGCTAAGACATCATCTGTTGGGATGGTGAACACATACTTCCAAATATATGATTTATCAGGAGCAGTGAAATTGCGTGTAGCAGCATCATATGTACCCAATCCAGCAGAAGGAGCAGTAAATGGTTCGTGTTGAACATCAACTCCACTTGGATTTGCAGCACTTTCTCCATTATAGATGCACTTAAACACCTCATACCTTTGATTCATAACGTAAAATTTTGCGTTAGAAATCGAAGTAGCACCCGTACCTGTGGATTTACCAATCTGACCACCACCAGCTGGAGTATCAGAATAATCAGGTTTCCACATATCAAATCTAGGATTAGTGATTGGATCGTAATTGTATCTCCGAATTACTGATCTTGCATAAGAAGAAGTAATCCTCTTAGATGCAATGATATCGTCATATATATCGTATTTTTCTACCTGGTTATCTAAAGGAACTGGAGGAACATCATTCCTAGAATACCTATAAACCCCAGTATTTGCTGTAACGTTCGTATTTGCAGAACCATCATAACCCTTTAGTAAAGATCCCAATGATGGTGCTGATGTTGGTAAAGGACCAATAGAAGATAAAATTAAACTATTATCTAGTACTTGTTCGATAGTTCCTCTAAATGTAGCGTTTGCCCAATCAGCACCAACATATACTGATTGACCTGCACTGAATGATCCACCATCGATGGAATAAATTTCTAGGAACGAATTCCATGCTTGAGGTCGTCCTACAAAGAAATACATCCTAGATCGATCTGCAGATGTGTCCGTAGCGCCTTCAGTCAAAGACTCTAAGAACTGCTTTGCATTAAAAATTCTAAACTTTTCGGAGATTATAGCAGCCATTGAAAAAATACTAGATACGGTGAACGGGGTTTGATTTCTGTCTTATTTATATTTATACAGTGTTAATTATACTTGCCAGTCTCAAGGAAATATTTTCCTATAGCATGAGATGCTTCTATAGTTCCATCAACACCTCTTTCAGATATAATAAAACGATCATCATTGACCGATCCACTATACCTAATAATCTCTCCATCAACTAATAATTTACCAGTTGCAGGGAAGTGTGATGTAGATCCTGTAATGTACATCCAAGTATCTCCTGGATTAAAAGCACTACTAAGATATCCAGCACGATTAGAGATGGAAGGAATTCCTGGATTGAATAACACACCATTAGTTGTTATAGAACTATAATCAACCTCATAGTTTTCCATCCAGTTACCAGGATTTTGATTAATCAAAATGAATGGGTAGAAAATTTCAAATTGCTCCAAACTAATACCAGTACCCAATGTACCAACATCAGTATAAAGATATTCCATAAACGAAGCGACAGTTGATCCCAATTTACCTTGATTATACAATGATGGATTTTCTACTGATTCTTGTAACATATCAATCATACCGCAATAAGTATGTTTAGTAACAGGATGCTCATATGTTAAGTAAGAAGCATTAATTTTACATTCAATATCATTCTCAATATAAGTAGTGGAATCATTTGACATCGCAACGCTTTCATCAGCAGGTGTCACTATTTGAGTAATAAATCTTTCTAAAGCATTTAAACCTGGATCAAACGCAATAATAGTTTGACCAACTATAGTAATTTGTCCCGTAACGGGAGGAAGAATAAAGACAGCAAAAGATTCCATTAACTCTCGCCGCCACAAATTAATAGTACAAACAGTACTAGGATTCATACCAGCCCAACTTCCTTGATAACCAACATTATGAAGTTTAATTGCAGCAGAAGATTCAAAAGTATCATCGATACGAATAATATCATATCCTCTAGAAATTACAATTTTTGGTGGCTTTGTATAACCAGATCCACCATCAACTAAAATAATGTCTATGATTTGTCCACCATAAACCAAAACTTGTGCTTTTGCTCCACCACCATTGCCATCAACTGGTATAAAATTAATAATAGGTGGTGTATAATAATTATAAGCAGTTGGACTCAATAAAAGGCCATTATCAAAATATAATTCAAGATCTCTTCTATTCCAGTCAAGTTTACTAATGGTATCATTTGTAAGTGATGCAGTAATACTGAATCCTTCACCAAGTTTTTCTCCATTATATTCACTTACAGCAATTTTAGAAAAGAAACTATTTGATACTTGATGACCATCATTATATTCTTTTGATTTCGCAAAGAAAGGTACACTCTTAACATCACGATATGCAAACTCACCATCAATTTTAATACGATCATTCTTTTTAAGTGTTGGGTGTTCTTTAAACAATTCCCCTGTATGCTGATAACTATCTAAGTTATCACCAGTTTCTGCCCATGATAAAATATTAATTTCTGATCTATTCAGAAGTCTTTCTCCTTGTGTATTAGTGTTATATTGAACATTAATATCATCGAAAGAAATATCTATTTCATTAGAACCATCTAATGAACGAGATTTTGTAAAATATACTCTACCATTAACATTGAACTTTACATTTTGTGATTGCAAATCCACCACCCATGTATTTCCTGCAGATGGAACAACACGCAACACATTTCCAAACAAATATTTTTTACCATCAAGAATTTGGTAAACGTAAGTACTTGATGATGCTTGTGGACCAAACCAACTTAAAAATTTATCATAAGTATTCGCGCCATCAAATGTAATTGTTGTTCTGTTATAGAAAACATCACTTTCAAAATCAAAACAAGTTGCTGTTGGTTGATAATTCTTTCCATAAAAATACAAAATATCTACTTTATCAGTGATATAAGATCCATCAGATTGTTTGCTGAATTTTAGTGGTTTGTGGAATCTAATGGATGGTCCAGAGATTATATAAGAATCTAAATCTTGTTGTAAAACACCATTTACATAAACATATGCATACAATGGATCATCAAATCCCTTTACGCTATTCTCTTTATCGAAAATAATATAAGAATTTGTGCGACTATAAGGAATTACATTCTCATCAATATGCATCCTTTGATAATTTCCAACACTTTGACCATAAAAATATTGCTCATTTTGCAAAGATTTTGGAGCATCACTATGCAAATCTGCATAATTTTTCGGAGCCTTCTTGAATATAAGTCTATCTGTCTTATTGTTACTAACAAATCTTTTAATAGTATAAGATCCTTGCTGTAGTATACTATCAAGGTATATCAATAAGTTCTCATCCAAATCTGTTTTAACAATACTTCCATCTTCCCAATACAAATCAAAGTTCTTTTGTCTACCATCAAAATCATCTGATATATTCTTCAACCTCTTCAAATAACGAACATTATTAATATCTTCAGAAAACTTAAATGCTCTACCATAAAAAGTTTGCGGAGATACAATTTGACCTTCTGAAGTCCTCTCACCAAGTGGCGGTTCGTAGAATTTGATTTGATTGCCAATAACCCTAAATGAAGTTATTGGCCGCTGAGCAACACCATCAATAGTAATCATCAATTCCTGCTCATTAAATGGTTGGTAAGCAAGACCAGTTTTTTTATCAATAATACTAAATTGAGTTGTTCCTACTTGCAAACCAGTTGAAGAATCAAAAGTACCATCAAAAGCAGGTGATAATGTAATTTCTCTGGTTCTTGTTAAAGTTTCGTCAAATTCATCAAATGCGACAGAACCTTGTCCTCTTTCAATTTGATGATTAATTGCAGTGAAATATCTCTGTGTAATTGTTCTCTTTGTGGAAAGAGATGTAACTTTTACCGGAGGAAGAACAACATATGTTGTATGTTTTTCTGTATGGTCTTGAGCAACATCCATTAATGTAGATGCTTCTGATTCTAAATAAACCTCACCAAATACTTTAAATCCAGCTGGATGGGTTGTCTCTTTGATTGCATTACGCCAATCCTTAACTTGAGTTCTCGACCTAATCACATAAGAATAATCTTGATAAAAATCAGAATCAGTAATTCTTTGATTAACAGAATTAAGGTGTCCTCTATTTGAAGAAAATCTACCTAATTGTCTTTCCCTAGTTGTAGTAATAGGATTAAATTTGGAATATTCAATAGAAACAATAAAAGCAGTCTTGTTTCCACGATTCTTATTAATAATAGAATAACTTTCTCTAAAAACACCAGTGATGTTATCCATTCTCAATATATTGGATCCAAATGTCCAACCATTCTTAGCAACAGTACCAGATGCTACAACTAATCCATTAACTCGCTGCTCAACTTTTTCCCCAATCCGAAAAGCATCTGTATCAAAATTTGATAGGGTAAAAATATAAGGTGACGTAAAAAATGGAATAATGGAATTATCATTGTGATATCCAGAACCATATTTAATGAATTTAACACTTTTCGGTATACCAATTTCATTTGATTTAAAGAATATCTTATTATCAGTTTCAATAACATCAATTGTTGGTGTGTATGTGTATCCAGATCCTTTGTTTATAATTTCTGCCTTAACAATAGAACCGTTAACATTGGTTACTTTAATTTTCAAACCAGTGCCATCACCATTAGAAACTACTGCTTCTGGTTTTGAATATCCTTTACCAGAACTCTTGAGAACTAATTCCTTTACATTTAGATCTAAAATATCTCTAATACATTCTATTTCTGCTTTGTACTCTGGTGCAGGAACTACTCCTTTAATTCTAGGCATAGAGATATAATCGGAACCCAAATTGTCTAATGCAATAGAAGCAATTTTGCCAACAGATCTTCCTCTATATCTAATATCACCAGTTCCATCGTATTGTGGAACTCCATCTAAATTATAAACAAACTTATTATCAGTTGTGTATATAATAGTATTATCACCAGCAAGGGGATCTTCTCGCACACTCAAATAAGAACCGCCAGTATCAATATCTTCTGTAGTTAAGAAGTAGTAATAAGATATGAAATTAACTGTTTTTCTCTTTACATCACCAATATTAGGACCATAACCCAATCTAATTCTAACTTGAGCACCTGCATTACCAGGTTCAATCAATCCAACTTCTTTCTCTTCAGTAAAGATATTATAATTGGGACTTGTGGAAATATCCAAATAAGAACCAAGCATAGATGGATGACTAGTATCAAATTTATAGAAATAATACTTTTGAATCTGTAATACTGGATTAGTTTCAAAATTGGTATTATCTGGTGAGAATTGTAATTTCTCTAATACATCATATGCTTTGGAGATAGAAACTGTCTTTGATGGATTACTGTGATCAAAGAAAGAAGAAATTTCTGTAATTACTCTAGGGTTAGTAGCACCTTCGTGTATAAAATCGAAAGCAACTAATAACTTATGAGTTTCCTTGTCATATGAAATGACTCTAGGATCATTAGCATCACTACCAAAAATCTTTTGATTAAAAGTAAATCTATAGTGTGGTTTATAAGCAACTATATTATCATTTAAAGGATGGTTAACTTTAATAGTATTTTCTTGTGCCCTATCGAAAGTAACCTTTCTGGTTGTATTATCAACAGCAGTAATCTTTAAAATTTCATCATTAACCTTTAAGTGATCACCTTCTGCTAATGAATATACCGTATCTAATATTGCATCTGTTCTATCAACACCCAAACCAATATTATGAACACCAATCAAAGGAATAGAAGCACTTGCATCATCTACAACAGTAATCATACCACTCATTTCTGGATGCATGGTACAAACATAATAATATGTTCCTGGATATTGTGGTGTAAATACTATTTGCTCTTGCGAAGCTCCTTCAGTTTGATTAACTCCATTATTAGTAACACCACTAACTGCATTATAAGAATCCATTACTAATGCCACACCATCACTAGCTAGTGTAGTTGTATAATCATGAACAATCCATATTGGATGACCAATAACAGCATCCATTGTAAAAACAGAACCAACTCGCATTGTATACGATGGATTTTCAACTCCATCAATAATGAGTCTATATTGTGGTCTTGGTGAATAACTAGGATAATCTGTAAAAACAGAACCAATATTAATCTCTGAATTATTATCTCCAGTAAACCACATCTGATCTGTCAGACTAGGTACATCGTTAGATATAGAATAAGTTACTTCAAAAATATCATCATTTTTACTAACATACCACAATCTTACGTTAGTAGCAATTGGGGCAACTGTAGTTAGTGTAGTTACATCTGGAGTATATGTGTATAACTGAACCTCATCTCCAGTATAATGCAATTGTGGATATGTTCCAAATTGTCCTCTAACAACAGTAAGATCATTTCCAGAAATACTGTCAACTTTAAAGATCTCATTCTTAATTTTTATATAGTCACCAATACCAGTAGTAGAAGTAACAGTAATAACAGCATCAAAGTATCCTATATCAGAAGAAATATCTGTTGGAGTACTGCCAGGTTCTAAAAGGGAAACCAGAGAATTTTCAACATGTTCTGTGGAAAATGTACCAAAATTAGTACGACTAGCTTTAATTGTATTTCCTGTTACTTCTACTACATTTACAATTTCACTATCAATAATTAAGTGATCATTTACAGAAATTGCACTACCATCAGCAACTAAAAAATCATGATCCTGATAAGTCCAAAATGATACACCTGCTTGTGATGGCAGAACATTAGTAGTAAGATCTGTCCATGCCTCTTGTACAGTTGCATGCCATGTTGGATCAGGAGAACCTACAGTAAACTTATAAATTGCAAAAGCCTCTACTTCATCTTCATTCAGGTAACTTGCTGTTGGTGGGGGAGAAATAGTAACACTCGAAGCAGAAGGATCTATCTTAGGAACATCAGTAGAATTAACTGTTAAAATATCATCTACAGAATATCCTTTTCCTCCATCAGTAATTTCAATTGATGAAATATTACCACTACCATCAAAATTAGTAGAAGGAACGATAATTTTTCCTTTAGCATTTCCTGATGCACCTACAGCACCAATATTTTCTCTATCTTTATTATGGTCACTGAAAATTAACTCTACATCATTATACGTGCCAGCAACATAATCTCTACCATATGCAACTAAACTAGAATGTCCAATACCAGTATCATTTAATTTTCCATTGAATCCTTGTGGAACTAAATCCAATTCTTGGAATTTCTTTCTTCTTACCCAATATGTTGATTCAGTTGTTGATTCGTCAGGATCAATCTCAATATTGGCAACATCTCCTTCCGCCATATTATGATCGCCATCAGTCTCAACAATAGCAATATTATCCTGTACGCTAATAATAACAATATCTTTACTTAACTGCTTTACGATTTCAATTTCAGTTCCTGCTGTATTAGCAACATCACTACTCTTTAAAATAGTATCTCCATCCTGATAATTGATAAAATCGTTGAAATCTCCAACTTCTACAAGTACACGAACAGCATTTTGATCATTTGTCGCTGATAAAACTTTTCCGCTAGCAATAACATCACTAGTATCTGCTTTTTTAACTAATGATAAAGTAGCATCCTTTGTATAACTACTATCCTGTGAAAGTAAAAGGTTCATCACAACAGAACTAGAATTAATTGTTTTGGATGATGTTCCTACAGTAAGATCTAATTCTGGTTCAAATTTGCCCTGTACATTTCTAACAACAAAAGATGTTTCTTCAATAATATCACGTAATAATTCACCAGTAGCACCAGTAGAAGGTTGAGTGATAATATCACCAGCAAATGAATATAACGGCGTTAATGAAGTTAATAAATTTGCAGCAGGTGATCTAGATTCTAAAGATTTGACAGATTTACCATATGTCAAGGAAACTACCCCAGAAGCGCCTACACCACCTGTGTGGTCATTATCAACATAAATCCTGGAGCCTATAGTAAAGGATGGTTGCGAGTCCTCTACAACAACAGAGGAAACTGATCCTGATGAAACATCATCGATGATAGCAATTTCTCCATCACCATTCTTTAAAGTACCTGAAATATAAAGACGTTTAGCATTTCTTGGTAAAGAACTTTGCTTGATGTTATATTCATAATTAGATGCTACTGGAATCGAATAAAAATTATATCCACAAATATATGGGAATACTGGTTCCTGATCTTCATTAATAGTCAAAAAATATGCATAAACACCAGCAGGATATTCTGGTGTGACACAGAACCTACCATTATTACGATCTAACCTAGTTTTACCTGTATTAACATCAGCAACCCACTGATAGTCATCGATAAATGTACCCATAGGATATGGAGCATCATCCAACACAGGACCATCTGATCTATCTGCCTTTAAATTATATCCACTATTCATTCTGACAATAGCAGAATTCTTATCAAGAGGATTTAAATGACCATATGGACCATATATGGGATGACCGTCATAAGCATAACCAAGAATAGGTGAGTGTGCAACAACAGTAGTTTCTTCTAATGTTGATGATGTTAAACTATCACCTAATCTATATCTTAAAAGTTTGGGGTTAACAACTACACCATAATGACTCTCATTATCATTATTGGTGACAACTACCCCACCGTTACTGTCAAAATTCTGTTTGTTTGTAACATATCTGTCTTTAATCCATTCATAAATTTCTGCTGTCGCTACAGCACTATTAGAATAAGCATCTGGTATCAGATTTATAGTAACATTCTCTTGTGTATAATATTTTCCTCCATCAATTTTAATTGTATCTACAATCTTTCCATCAGAAAGTACTGCAATATATTCAGCAAATTTTCCTTTACCTACTTCATCACCAATAATGATACTAGGAGGTGAAGAATAGTATTCTCCTCCGTCTAAAATAAGTATACTACTAACCGCACCAGATGTTATAATTGGTCTTAGATCTGCTTTCCTACCACTAACAATTTCTACTGAAGGTGCATTGGTGTAATTTGTTTTATCTGTTGTTACAATATTACTAACACTATTACCAGTTAAAACAGCAGTTGCTTTATCGGGATTCCCATCAATTAGAACATATGGAGGTTTTTGGTAACCAGCACCTCTATTTTTTATATTAAACTTAGTAATAGGACCATATTCAATTAAATTTTTGTCCTTATAACTATACGCAATTGTTCCATCAACAAAAACACCAATTTCATCTCTGGGTGTACTAAACACCTCAGTAGTAGTAGTTGTCTTTTTGGGAATAAGTTTTAATAAATTTGGATCTACTAATGTGTCACTAACAGTAGATGGTAGTATATGAGTAGAAGGATAACTAGAAGTAGCAATATAATAATATTGCTCATCTTCATATATCGATGAAACATCAGCAATGTAGTCGCTCAAACTCGCTGCTATGACTGGGTTTAGGGGGACTGATGGACCAACAGCATTTATATTTACTTTCCATCTATAATTTTGACTAAATTCATCATATAGTATAGGATCTCTAGTTTCAAATCCTGGTTTTGAAATTTGTATCTTATCACCAGGCTGTGATAAATTTGTTGACGAATCAGTATCTAAACTTGTTAAAATACCATAAACCAATAAAGAAACTACTCCATTGGATGTTACACCCTTTGCTGTAGAGTAATTGTAGACTTTATCACCTTTACTGTGTATCTGATAGATGACTCCACGATTTTTAATAGTGAACTGTCGTGCTGATTTAGCAGAATACTTGATTTGCTCACCATTAACAACAACCATTCCTTCCTGATCCTTCCAACCAAATGTAGAATCAACAGTAATTAAGTCTCCATTCGCCATAGACTGCGAAATGGGTTTAGTTAAAACTGTTTGTTGTGGAATAACAAAATCACCATTAATGGTAGATGGGTTTAATATAAAATTCCATAATGGAGCTCCATCAACTGTTCCAATCTGATATGCATTCTCTACAATAGCAGAAGCATAAGAAACACCTGGTAAATTACGATCTCCCTGCTGTACTACCTTTTCTCCAATTAACCAGGTTGCATCTCCAGATAAAACAACTGCTTGGATGCCATAAGAAGAATCCCAATCAGATGTAGAGATCTTTACTGTGTGGTCTTTTGGATTATATGTTGTTGGAATATCATCTGCACTCTTTGAGATGATAGTATTGAAAATAAACCTAATAGATTTATTATTACCCTTTACTTTATAGAAATTACCAATATTTTTGATAAGAGTTCTCTTATCAACATCATTTTTTAAATATTTTTCGGGAAAAGACTCTAGATACTCACTTTCAAAAGACTTTACTAGAGCATATAAGAATAAATGACTTAAATTATCTACATTCACACCTTTTGTGTGTGATAAAGATTCAGAAGAAATAAAACTAGTTTCTGTATATAAATCACCTAATGTGGTAGCTCCACTGATACCACGTGATACTTCCTTAAATTGTGTGTCTGTTCTTTCCTTATAGAACAAAATTTCGTCACCAATTTTAATATAACCATTCCTATCTGGAAATGATTGAGCATCTGCTACTGTAATTGTTTCATCAGTAGTATTAATAGAAACTTCTAATGTGGTTCTTTCTTTTAATAAATGCTTTTCATAAAAATCTATATCGCGATATGTCGAGAGATTATTAATAAGATCTACAGGTTGTCCTGTACTTTCTATTTGCTGATAATAACCCTCAAGAACCTTAGCAAAATTGTCATACTCACTGACAATAAAATCTGGCAGCTGATCTTTAATTAGAGAAGAAATCTGTGTATTCATCTAATTTTACTCTGGGTATACCGCAAATTTGCTATTTGATATATCTACATCTAAATAAAGACTTCGTGCAGCAGAAATATCAGAAATCGCAGGTTCGGCACGAACTTCAATTCTATTATCAAACATTGTACCTTTGATAATAGTTAAATCATGTAACATTATTTCCGCTTTATCATAATCCACTGTTCCAAGACTATCGTTTAAGATAATTTTATCACCAGTAGCGGAATCTATTCTATATAGGACAATAGATCCCAGTTCATTTCCGAGATCCCTATCTTCAAAATAAACAACATAATTTGGATACTCAGAAACAACAAATCCAGTACTTTGGATAACTGGCCCAGCACAAGACTTTTTAAATGAATTTTGATAACATAATTCATAAAAATATGTTGAGTTGATAGCAGGATAAAAATCCTTCCTCAGCATAACTGTTGTTATATTGGAAATAATCGATTGATCTGCTTCATCAATTACACCAATATACTTACTATGTCTGAATTTACCGTTAAACTTCTCTGTTTCTGATTGCTGTGAGTAATCATCTACTACTTTAATAACTTTTGTTTTTATTTCCTCTGGGAATTGATTAGTTTTGTTTATACTATATGTTACTTTACTGTTCAATTCAATATAAACAACTGAAGGATCATTAATTTCGGGTGTTACTGAAGCAACAGCATAATCCTTTAATTTTTGTACAATATCTTGTTTTGTAAATGCTGATAGATTAGATCCGCTATTTGGTTTAATACAAATCTTTACTTTACCAAATTCAGGGTATCTTTCCTCTTCTCCACCATAAACAATGATGTCAGATACTGATGGATAGATCTTACGTACTATTGCTCCATAATCTGCTGCTGTAACTGCTCTATTCTGTGATGAATAGAGTTTTGGAGCATTGAACTTGATTTGATCTATATTCTCAAGTTCCGATCCACCAGAGGCATTTGAGACAGTAGTAACATTAGATATTTGCATTGGGTAACTATTACCACTCACATCTAATAAAATACCACTAAATGAAAACTTAGAAGCGCCATTAGTTGTTGATCCACTTGTAGTTAGATAAGAAACCTTAACTAATTCATTATTGACTAATTTTCTACCAATAACACCATCCCCAAAGAAAAGACGATATTGCTCATCTAAACTTTCATCAACATAGAAAATATTATCCTTACTACCTATATCGATAATATTATCAATTTGAGTGTAATATACAAAAGATGAAGAAGTTGCAGTAGGATAAACTTTTACTCTAATACTACTAGTATCTGCACTTCCATTCTTTAAAATAAATTTCTGTTTAGCATTTGCTGTTTTAACTACATATGTATCTTCTACTACAGTACCTTCATATAATTTAATATTATTGAATAATGCTTCTCCTGCAGTAACAGGAACGTTCCAATCATCAACAACAACAAATCTATATAATTTATCATCAAATGTTGTTACAAAACCTGTGCCTTTCTTAAGAATTATTGAAGATGGATATGTTCCAGTAAATGTTACTTTAAAGTTTACTACTGCTTCTGGTGCAACTACTGACTTAGGCTTATAACCTAATTGCTTTGCTAATGTAATTACGTTATCTCTTAACGTAGCAGATTCTAAAAATAATTCATTTACCACCATATTGGTGTTAAATGCTGTATAATATGTGTTATACGCTAAAACATCAAGTAAATTACTCCACGTTGAACCTTCAAAATCAAAATCAGTAAAATCTGTTTGTGCTCGTAAATAATCTTTAAGAGTTACCTTAATACTCTCAAAATCTAGATTACTATATTGGGTATACTTCATTACTGTGTTCTCTGGAGTAGGAAATCGATACTATTGGGTATATCTGTGCGACCACGTATATTATATTCTAAATGCACTGCAAAGGCATTAGCGTCATAATCAAGTGTTACGTCAATACTATTAATATCAACCCTTGGCTCAAAGTTATTAATTGTACTCTTAATTTCAGTTTCTATTTGTGCAGCTACACCATAATCAAATTGTTCAAATAATAATCTATTTAATTCGGATCCAATCGCACTTTGGAATGGACGTTCACCAGGTACTGTCATTATCAAATTAATAACAGCTTGTTTTACTGCAGCTTCATCTTTTGATAATTGCAGATCATTAGTTATTGGATGTGGCTTAAACGTGATCTTAAGATCTTTAAACGAGACAAATGATGGCACAGTGACACGATTTTATGTTATTTATGCACACTATAGAAGGTATACTTCAAAAATAACTCTTCTCCCTTCTTAATAGGTTTAATTGTTGTCATATGATAGATCTTACCCCACCCTTGATCTTCATAACCTTTAACGCAATTAGGTTTATCACTATGATTCACAAAACCTCCTAAAGGTGTTCTCATAATCTCTTCATCCACTACAATATGTGATATACCAAGATACATGTTATCTGGTATATCCTCTTTAGCAAAGATGCCCTGTCCTGCGACGGGGCTATCTTTAATGTGTAGAAATTTAGGTAATGCTTTATACATCCTTCTTACGATCTAAGTACTTATCACTCTTCGGATCAGTAATTAATACCATACCTGAATCATGAAAAGAATCTCCTATGTCTACAGGTCTTCGTACTGGACCTTTTGACCATTCTGGCACATCTTCTTCTTTACTCAACTACCTTGTCCTCTGTAACGTTTCTTTTTTTGATTCCTAGATGTAGCAGCATATTTTGTATGCTTTCCTTTACCTTGACGTGTTCTCTTTGGTATTGCTTCAATACTCTCTTCACCTGATAATGATCTACGAACTCCCATTTGATCTCCTTAGGTTTTTTATATTATAGCACATTTCTTACATTGTTGCATATACAGAATGTGATCCCTCGCACATAACTGCAGCACCTGGTTGTAATATACTGCCAATTTGTGCTGCTCCAACTTTATTAATCCGAACCTTTATTGATCCTTTCTTTATTATATCAGGATGTGGTGGCTTCTTTGGACAACTATGTGTTTTTGTTATACATCCTTCCGTACCAGCAAATATTTTATTTACTAATACATTTGGTGATGCAGTAACTAATACAACAGGATAATAACATTGATGACCTGATTCTAAGTCTCCTAAACGACTTATCCCACTTGGTGCTAATGCCATTTGTTATTTTATTATTTTGTGTTTATTATATAGGGTGGTGGATTACGATTCCTTGCTACTCTATATTCTACTCTCTTCTTATGATGATCCCAATTGTTCTCTACATCTAAATGTGCGAAAAATATATACACATATGGTGGACATGTTGTTGTTACTTTAATAGTAAAGAAAAATCTTAATATCCTTATTAATGATGGTGGATGTCCTATTAAATAATTTGATCCTGCTGCTGCTTTCTCATAATATGGTGGACCAAATCGAGTCGCCTCTGGCAGAGTTTTTGGAAATAACGTATCCACTGGTAATAAATTCGTCTGCCTAGGTATATCCTTTACCTTTAATCGCTTCCTCCTTATCTTATTTGATATCGGGTTTATTACCCCATATCCTCCACGACTTACTGCTCTTATATTATCTAATGGCATTACCTCTGCTTCACTACCCATATGCATCTCACTAAATGCTATCCCAGCATCCCACAAATATTTCTCTGTGTAATATCCATTGATTGCTTGTGGTAATGTTAATGTCTTTGCTGCCCCTGCTATAGTATTATATGTTACAAATGGTGCGCTGAATTTTGGACATGACATCTCTGGTATATCACCTACCCCACCTAATAATACAGTTACTCCCTTCCCTGATCGCGGATGCGATGAACATGGGTATACTGTAATGCTTGTGATTAATTCGCCGAATGGTGGTGTCCCGCATTCTACTGTTCCTACTGCAGTAATACTGATCTGTCCTATTATTTCCCATATATTTAAATTAGTTCCCATACGTGGAAACCCTGTACCCATTATTGATCCATTCGGTGGTGGGAAAAATATCCAGTTTGATCCACTACCTATAAATCCAGGACCAGGTACTAATATTGCCATTACTCTAATGCTTGTAGTCTGTTCTCTACATTATCTAAAAATTCGGTTATCTTCTCGTGTTCCTTTCCACCCGGGCGCTTATACATTAATTGAGGATGCTTTAATCCCTCAATCTCTTTCTCCATTTCACTCAGTTTCCCTACTACTATCTCCAGTAACTCCTCTATCGAGATTTCCTGCTGGGATGCTTTCTTTGAGAAGGTCATACTTTTTATCATTATCTTGGGGGTTCTTAAATGATTCTGCTGCTCGTGTTTCAAATTGATCTGCAAAATTATCGAATTCTTGCAAAATCTCTGCTTGACGATTTATATAATTATCGTAGTCTTTCATAATCAGACTCTAGAGGCGATTTTTTTACTGGGGGATTTTTTTAATATCCCGTTTTTTTATTTATAGAGGTCGCTGGGAAACGTTTATAGCTTAGATAGACGGTACTTTTTTCGCTCGGCGCGACGGGCACGGCGGCGATCACCCGGTTTAACTGTCCCTAGGGAACTGCATCAAAAAACCCTGCTGTTGGGCAGGGTGTTGATTTTAGTGTCTGTCGCTGACGTTCCAAACACTGAATTTTCCTGATGCACGTGGGGCAGGTCTTAGACCTTGACGGATTTCATG